TGGTTTTATACTAACTATTATATAGCTATCACTAGTTACAAAGAATGGAGTAGTCTCTGGATTAGGATTAGGTATAACAGCTGATTGGTCTATCTCACGTCTACTGGCATGAAGCAATCTCATACTGTTAACATCTAGTTGAAATGCTGTTTCTAAAGCACTACCTACTCCACCAACAAGATACTCAACATAACTATCAGAGGACTTAATCCATCCAGTTAATGCTGCTAAGTTTGGAACGTAAACACCTCTACTAGCACTTACCACAGTGAATGACTCATCTTTACAGAATGTAGTTATAGCATCCATTACAGTGTCTCTAGAGTAACAAACAGCATTGGTACCACTTACATCAGGTAATCCAGTTACAGGGTCTACAAGTTCTCCATAGTTAATCTTTTTAGGTAGTCTCATAGCTATTACTGCTGTTCCTCTATCTTCTGTATTGGTAACATTAATTAAACTTGTACCAGTAGATATAGAACCATAATATCTAGTATCTATATCTCCACCTTCAGAACTAATCTCAGCACAACCACTTCTAAGTACAACCTCATCTCCTTGGTTAATACATTCAAAGCTTATAGGTAATGATGGATTCTCTAAGTGAGGATAATCTAATGTACCTATATACTCTCTCTCATATATAACTTGCTTATTGAATAATACTTTATAGTTGCCTATACCTCTCCATTCCATCTGAATATCCCATAGGTTACCTTTTGAAATATCTGCTCCTGATGGAAGCATAGATGTTATATTAACCCTATCATCTTTCCAATGATTCTTAACAACAAAATTAACCGTATAACTAACTCCATTACCAATAAGTTCTAAAAATCACTCCATTACAAGGAATGAATGTACCCCACATCCTAGTACCTTGAGCAGTAGGATTAGGTAGTATAATAGAAGATGCAAACATGTATCCTCTATTAGCTTGATACCTTGCATGTTGTAATGTTCTTACTTGATACCTATCATTAAGAGTAGTACCTGAAGTTAGTTCTAGTGAACCCTTTACAGATGTAGCATTAGTAAATCCAGCTTGTTCTACATAATCTAATACACCATCATATTTCATTTCTTTGTTACCACGTTGAGGGACATCATAATTCCACATCATAGACAATATAGTTTTATCTTGTATGATCTTTTTGATGACCAAATGCACCTATAGATAAATCATTCCTACCTAATTTTACATTACCACCATTAGAAGGTTTATATGAATATTCACTATCGTTACGCAATATAGCTAATGTACCATTTTGTTCAGTCTCATACAATCTCACATAAACCGACTGTTGTAAGTCCTCTATATAATCTGATGGGTTTAAAAAGAAACCTCTAGATATTGAAGCATTATCAATAAAGCTATATTCAACTCTAACATCGGTTGTGTTTTGTATTGAATATGAAAAAGAGGTGTTGGTTATCTCTTTCCAGGAACGACCACTTTCAATAGTGATATGTTCAGGAGTCAGCATCTTTTTCAACCTTATCTTCAACTACTTCCAAGTTCATATCTTTACGCATGGTATTTTCAAGAGCTTCATCTTCAAGAATTTCACGTAAAACATCTTCATAATTACGTCCACGTCTACGACAAATTTCTCGTCTTGAAATAGTCCCATTAAGTAACTTAGTTTCATCAGCCTTACTTGTCTTTGAAGGTTCTATGTCAATTTCAGTTACACGCATGACTTCAAACTTCATATATTTTGAAGGGTCAGTATAAAAGTTAGGTAATTTTAACTTACCACTATCAACACCAGCTGTCACAGAACGTTTTAATATAGGGAAAATGACCATATTATATAAGTCATCGAAGTCTGCGTTCCATTTTATCTGTGCAAAAGCCATCATAGCCTTTATCGAAGAATAATTAGAATCACTTGAGTCTTGATAAACAACTTGTGCTGATAGACCTTGACTTGCTGACATATTTTGTTTTAGAGCTTTATTTAAATTTGGATATATTGATGCTGAAAGGTTCTCAGTTTTAACTATATCATCCCCAAGTGGAATTGCAGTTAAACCACTAGGTTTTATACCAGCTTCACCAATCTTTTTCATCAAAGTAGATAATTGTGTTTTCCTAGTAACATTATCTTTTTCACTCTGTACTATTTTTAAAATGTCATCGTACATACTAGTTCGCCAATATCTACCTGCTTTTGAATCTTCAATTACCTTAGTTAATTCAGCATCAGTATATCTATCCATCTTATCTATAGTAGGTAAAATTGATGATAGTTTAGATACGGCTGTGTATTGTGATAAAGAAATCCATACAGGAGAGTAATAAATGAAGTTATCGTATGAAATTAAAGTAGAATTTTGCCTCTCTTGATCATCGTAGATATAAATACCTACAATTTGACCAAACTTATCTTTCTTTAATCCATTTAATACATTTTCCTGATTCATATCCTTACTTATATCAATCATTCCAGTTTCAATAAGTTCAAATTTATAAGGAATTTGCCAATCTGGATTTATGTGATGTCGTAATAAAAAGCCACCATCTTTAGTAGTGAATCTAACCATAGCTCTCAAAGCTGAGTTTAGATGGAATCTACCTGTTATTTCACAGTCTAAACTCCAATCGGATATATGAGATTCAATGTTAGTGTTTATATCATCAGAATCTTTAATTCTACTTTGGATATTTACACCTGAACCTATAATACCATTTATATCAGCACTAACTACAGCACCAATATCTGTACCATTGGCATCTAACCAACGTACAACCTCTCTAGTTTTTCTAGCAAAGTTTATATCTATTCGTTCAATGTCATCATCAGTAATAGGTTCATTAGCTACAATTTCAAGACTTGCCGCTTTCGTATACCCAAATCGGTTTAGCAGTGAATCAAGTGTTGTGTGGAAATTAAAATAACTAGACATCGTACATACCCCATGTAGCTAATTTGTTTCTTAGTTCAGTTCTTTCTTTCTTAAGTTCAGATAACTTAGCTTGTTCAACAGCAAAACCTTGAGAACCACCTTTGCGGAAGCTCTGACCACTTTCTATAATATTCTTAATAGAAGCTTCAACTACTGTCAAGTCTGCGGTTAATCTCGCAACCTCTGTTTCTTTAACTGTCATAAGAAAAACCTTTTTACAAAATTATACCATAATTTACATACCTAACAAGCTCATGGCATCTTCAAAATCTGTTTTGTCTGGTTTTTGAGCAAGACTGACATTATCCATTAATGCACAAGCCATAGCAGCTACAGAACAGTCCCATAAGTGATTATCAACACTATTGTTTATCTTCTGCCAACTTTGAGTTGTGTCAGTTTTACCTGTTTTAGGGTTAGTATAATATATAAATTGTTCAGATGTCATTTGTCTCTCGTAATCTATAGATACACTACGTTCACGTGATTCAGCTTTCAGAACTATATCCTCATTTATAAAGAATAATCTTTTGAAAGCATCCACATAACCATCTTCATTCTTAGCCTTTTTAACACCTCTATCTATAAAGTTCTGTAATTCATTCTTCAGTAATGTATTATTCAATTTTACAGCTTGTACTGGTGTATCTCTACGATCACCTGAAGTTATATCTTTAGTTAATGTTGTGTAATACCACAATCGACCTGAAGTGTCATTTTGAACACCCATAGATGGATATAACATACCTTCCATACCGTTCTCAACAATCATCTTCTCTATCCATAGGTCGACTTCAACGGTTCGCTCTCTTATACCCATTCTATCTATCATGGTTTTATCTATAATGTACGTTTTATCATATTTATCTTTGAATCTGTAACCCATTAGTAGCTCTAACTCATCAAATGTCTCTACGAAACCATGTAATATAGTGTGCATACGCATACCATATTCAAATGCTGTAACTTTAAACCAGAATCCAGTCTTCTGAGTATCTATTGTCAGGTATAATTTGTAAGTATCTTCTGGTATTTCCTTCTCAGAAAGTTTGTTCGAAAGTAATAAAATATCGTTTTTACTAATCTCAACCGTATTATTTTTGTAAAATTCATTAAAATATCCACGGTATATCTTATCTAATAGTGTCCCTGTAATGGGGCTAAACTCAGCATCAATCAATAACTCAACAATATCATCTAATGGTGTGAAAAACATAGCTAAGGCATTAGCTCTATAACCAATAGATAAACCTTTAGATGTACCTTTTGTAATATTCCATCTAAAACCACCATTCAATAGTTCTTTATCTCTAAGCTCAGATGTTATATTACACCCACAGTTGGGACATTCCAAAGAAACGGTTTTCATAGCCTCAGATTTGTAAGTGGCTTGTTCTAATACCGTTTCAGTAGGTTTACCATAAGACTCAATAGACATATAATTTAAATGTCCAGATTCAGGATAGAAATATTCACGACATGAATAACAACGTATTTCAAATTGCTTGTGGGTATCACAAGATTCATGTTGTGTATTAATCTCATCATTAGGAGATTCCATTGTGGAAACTAGTAATATCTTTCTAAAGAACTTACTATAAGATTTAGTTCTCTCTATAGATTCAGATACAGCACCAGCTTCAAACTCAGCAATCTCATCTGCATAGAAATACTTAATAGATAAAGACTTTCTATCTCCACGACTAGAGCCAGTTACAGATAACCCACCCCCAGCTACACGAATCTCACTACCCCTATTTCTCAATTTCTCGGTAGATGTATAATCCATAGTCTTAGTTTTAAGAGACTTAATACCATTTAAAAATGGGTTTAATTTTTTATCTAAATATCTAGGTATAGCAGTAGCAGTTGGTATCATTAATTGACACGGTGTTGGGTCTGTATCCAATTCCTTAGCTACCATGTTGAACAAAGTGACAGTCTTAGCGGTCTGAGATGACCACATTAAAACTTGTTTGTATACTTCAGGTCTATCTCTGTCTTCAAAAACCTCTAATACGTGAGGTGTATATCTCAATCTCATATTACCTGAAATTGGAGATGAGGCTGAATCTAACTTCACATTCTCTTCAACCCATACACTTGTTGGCTTAAATGGATTCCACTTGTAAATCTTCTTAACACGAACACCCGAATATGTTAGACCTATTGATTCATCGACCATTGGACTTAGACCTCTCATATATAGTAACTACATGACCTTTGACATTAGTTATTTTATGCATATCTTCAATACGAGACGCATAATGTTCATCTAGTATCTTAGTAATTTCATGTTTAGGTTTATTCTCAAGTAACATTGGTAATAATTTTAAATCACCACGATATTGAGCCACATGTACAGCACCTATCTCAGCTAAAGCTTTGTCGGTATCTTCAGCAGGTATCAATTTACCAGTTAATTCTTTATGTTTAATCTCTTCGTTTAGAACTTTTTGTATCTGCAATCTACGGTCAGCTTCATCTTTAGATACTTCTGAAAGATCTAAGTCAGATTCATCATCAAAATCCCTTTGTGTCTGTTTAATTATAGAAGACTTACCTTTTACATTTTCTATCTGCCAGTTAATAACATCTATTAAATTGTAAAGGTTTAGATTATGTACAGTTATTGGGTCTAATGGTAAACCTTTCTCTCTCCACAACCTAATTGTTCTCCCACTGACTCCATAAAAGTCCGATAAGAATTTTTCAGTAACTAAAACCTTAGCTCCAACCATGAAGCATTCTGTTTGACGTATATCTAACTCAGGGAAGGCATCTTGTACCTTCTTTAGATTTCTACTTTCTTTCTTTGACATCATTTCTTCTTCTGTTTTAATATTCGAGGTTCACCCTTTAACTCTAATATAAAATTAACTGCTTTTAACAGTTCATTGAAATCTACTCGGTCTAATAATAAATTAATAGCTGCTTGTTTATACCGTTCTGGGGTATTATATTTAACTTTATAACAAGCTTTTGCCGTGATTTCCATATACTCGGCTATTTCAGAGTGGTTAACATAATTAAATACGCTCACATCACAGTCCTCATTTGGGGTAATTAANTGGAGAACTATATCATAACTTACCCCATTTTGTCATAATTTACCCCAATATAGGGTAATATTTTGCTATATGTAGGAAATTGATTGTGAAAAATTGAACCAATATCTAAATACACGGCATCGCCAACCAGATCGGAAGAGCACACGTCTGAACTCCAGTCACGCCA